ATAATAACTGAGGGTGAAACTATAGAATTTAGGTCTGCAGGCACTAAAATAGGCCAACTAAAAGTAGATGATACAACAGGATTCTCATTTGATACTGGTGATGGTAGTGATAGAAAACCAGTAAGATTAGGTGTATTAAATACTAAATCTGCTACAATAGATGGTAATGTAACAGCATCAAATAATATAAGTTCAAGTGGAACTGTTATAGCAAATGGCGTCAACGTAGACATAGCATTAACTTTTGCGGGTAATACTATAAACCCAAAAAGAATACTTTATGACTCAAATGAGGAAAATTTAGTAGTACAAGACTCTTCATTAAGAGTAAATAGTCATATAACAGCCTCAGGTGATATAAGTGCTAGTGGCACTATTGTAGCTAACAATATTGAACCCACCAATCGAACATTTACATATGGAACTACAGCAGGCCATTATAGTGGCGATGTTGTATCCTTTGGAAATGGTCCCGGGGGAACTGATGGGGATATAGTTCAGGGAGAATTATATTATTTGTCTTCATCCCAGAACTGGGAAAAAACAGACGCTGATGCTACAGGTACAGCTACAAATATGTTAGGCATAGCAGTAGCAGATGATACCCCTACTTTCCTAGTAAAAGGAATCATAGCAAATGCAGTATACGCTGGATTCACCACAGGTGCACCACTGTACGTCCATACAACTGCAGGAGATATAACAGGCACTGCTCCAAGTGGTACTGGTGATATAGTTAGAATAGTAGGTCATAGTGTTAATGGTACCAATAGAGTAATTTACTTTAATCCAAGTAACGATTTTATAGTACACGCATAATGGCTTATATAGATAATACATTAACCTTTGAATCTAATAAAATCTACTATTACGATGAAAATTTTGATTTAAATTTTGAAGTAATGATGGATTGGGAAGACCCACTTATGTCAGCATCTGCAGCATATGTGTGTCAAAATGGGGGTGATATTCTAGAAATAGGATTTGGTATGGGTATTTCCGCGGGTTATATTCAATCACATTCTATTAATTCGCATACTATTATAGAAAATCACCCTGACATAATTCCTAGAGCCCAAGCTTGGGCATCTGGAAAATCTAATATTACTATAATAACAGGTAGTTGGTATAATGTTAAAGATAATTTATCTACTTATGATGGATTATTTTATGATACTTTTGGTGATAATGATATGCAATATTTTAGCTCTTCATTATCCTCTTTAGTTAAATCTGGGGGTATAGCAACTTGGTGGAATAATAATACGAATCAAAGTAATTATTATAATATACCTAATGTAACTTATGATCAATATTCGGTAAACCCACCGTCAAATAATTACTTTAACCATACAACTTATTATTTACCTAAATGCCAACTATAAACGCAAATAGAGTAGGAAACGCTATTGGTTTTAATTCCAATTTCAACACAGCTAGACAAACATCAAGTACTGTGGCGGATGGTACTTTTAAAGTTGGTGATGCTATATCTTATCAATTTAGTGCAGGAAGGGGAGGAGGATCCCACCGTTTTCGACGATCTTATCTTCATTTTGATGTAAGTGCTATTACTGGGGTAGTAAGTAGCTTAACTTTAAATATAACAGGTACAAACCCAACTACTTCAGATGTTATAGTATTGAAAAGCACAGCTTTTGGTGGTGATGGTGGAACCGCCTTATCAGCTACTGATTATTTTACTAATGTGGATTTTAGTACTCCTTACTCAGCTGAAGTTACTTCATGGAGCAATCTCACTAATACTATAACTTTAAATTCAACAGCAGAAAGCGATATTCAAAATAATGATGATTTCATAATTGCTTTAGTAAACCATAATAATGATTTTTCTAATAGTGCTGCAACATCTAACACTACCCAAGACAGTGGCTTAAATCTTAGTTCTCTACCTGAGGCTAATATTTCATTTACTGAAACCGCAGCTGCAGCTGGACCAGCTAATTTAACTAGTTTTAATGGTATTGCCAAAGCAAATATTACTTCTATAAATGGAATTACTATGGCTAATATTACAACTTTAAATGGAATAAGCTAATATTAAAATAATTAGGTGCTTTAAGATTTTTGTTATATGTATATATAAATTACTAAATTAATAAGTTATGGCTATTAAAGAACAAAACACAGAAAAACTTACAACTGAAGAAGTTACTAAATTAAATGAACTTAGAATTGTTTCTAGTGAATTAACGTTTGAAAGGGGACAAATAGGAATTGCTGAAGATAATCTAAAACGACAATTAAATTCCCTAGCAGAAAAATTTAATGATCTATATACTGATGAAAAAGAGGTATCAAAAGGATTATTTGACAAATATGGAAAAGGAGAAATAAACTTAGAAAAAGGTATATTTATCAAATCTACTGAAGAATAATTTTCTTTAAAATATTTTTTATATTTATTGCCAGCAAACCCCTTGCTGGCAATTTTTTTTGATATTTATTATAAATAAACAACACAAGACATGGCTGAAACATTAGTATCACCCGGCGTTTTACAAAGAGAAAACGACCGTTCATTTGTAGCTCCCGCCCCCGTAGAAGTTGGAGCGGCTTTAATAGGACCTACAGTTAAAGGACCAGTAGAAATACCTACGGTAGTTACTTCATTTGGAGATTATAGAGAAAAATTTGGAACATCTTTCCTTTCTGGAAGTAATGAATTTGAATTTTTAACTTCTATTAGTGCTCAAAAATATTTTGCAGAAGGGGGTACTTCCTTATTAATTACTAGGGTTACACCAGGAGCATTTACAAAAGCTACATCTACAAGAATATTAGCAAATAGTGGAAGTATCACAGGAACTATTCCAACTTCCTCTATAAGTGCATTTACTATAGCAACAACAGGATCACAGCATGGTATTAGAATTATAAATAATACCCTTAATACAGTAGACACTATAATAGTATCCTCATCTGCAGCTACAGACATAGAAAATCTTGGATTATTTGCATACACTGGAGCTAATTTATCTGCTTTAAGAGATAAAATTAATAATGACTCTGGACTAAATACTAGATTTAGTTCTTCAATTAATGCTACCTCTGATGTATTAGCTATCTCAGGAACAGCTCCATCAACAACAATTAATGGATTTGCTATAGAAACAGGCTCTCTTACTCAATTAACATTAGCAGCTAGTGGAACACTGAAAAATTTAGGTACCATAGGAGGAGGAATTGCAAACTCTACAGGTGTTAATACAGACGATAATATATCATTTACTTTAAAAACTATAGGCCAAGGTATTAAATTCAATAATACAGTTGACACAAATCCTGATAACATAGAATTATTTAGTGATGGAGCTTTAAAGACAGGCTCCGAGGACAATGTTAGATGGCAAATTTCAAATGTTAACAATAGTCAAGGTACATTTACTCTTGGTATTAGAAGAGGTGATGACACAACTAGAAACAAACTTTTATTAGAAACGTTTACTAATGTGTCACTTGATCCTAAATCAGATAGTTACATAGAAAGAGTAATAGGTAATCAATTCTTAAGTGTAGATACTAGTACAGATCCAACACAACCACTTATAAAATTAAATGGTGACTATCCAAATAGATCTAGATATGTATATGTTCATAGTGTAAATAAACAAACTCCAGACTACTTTAATAAAGATGGTTCTGTGAATATTGATACAAGTGCTAAATCATACTCAGCATCATTACCTTTACCCACTTCAGGAGCATTCGCTGGAGCCACAGGTGATATAATAACTTCTGAAGCTGGAAAATATTTTGAAAATATAGGTCCTGATTCAACTGCAAATATTCAAGGACTATCAGAAACGGATTATGATACAGCAATTAAGCTTTTGAAAAATACAGATGATTTTAGATTTAACCTAATCACGGCACCTGGTGTAAATTATAAAGATCACTCTAGCACATTTAATAAATTTGTAGAATTAGTTGAAGACAGAGGAGACTCATTCTTCATTGGTGATTTAGTAGGTTATGGTGAAGTTTTAAATACTGTCACTTTACAAACCGAGAATTTAAACACTAGTTTTGCGGGTAGTTACTGGCCATGGGTTAAAGTAAGAAGCTCAGAATTAAGCAGAGATGTATTCACACCAGCATCTACAGTAATGCCGGGTGTATATGCATTCAATGACAGGGTAGCAGCTCCATGGTTTGCACCTGCTGGTTTAAATAGAGGTGGATTAAATGTATCTAGAGCAGAAGTAAAGTTAACTTCAGCAATGCGTGATTCTTTATATGATGCTAGAGTAAATCCAATAGCAACTTTCCCAAGAAATGGTGTCGTAGCATTTGGACAAAAAACATTACAAAAACAAGCAAGTGCACTTGATCGTATTAATGTAAGAAGATTATTAATTAATCTAAAGAACTTTATAGGTGATACTTCTAAAAACTTAGTATTTGAACAAAATACTTCTAATACAAGAAATAGATTCTTAAATGTAGTTAATCCTTTCTTAGAATCAGTACAACAAAGACAAGGTCTATTTGCATTTAGAGTTGTAATGGATGAATCTAATAATACACCAGATGTTATAGATCGTAATCAATTAGTTGGTCAAGTATTATTACAACCAACAAAAACAGCAGAATTTATAATTCTAGATTTCACTATACTACCAACTGGCGCAACTTTTGGAGAGTAATATATGTATAACAAACGAATAAATAAACAACACACATAATGGCAATATTAAGTTCACAAGAAATGTTCTATCAAGCTTACGAACCTAAGCTACAGAATAGATTTTTATTTCAAATAGACGGTATTCCTGCATATTTAGTAAAAGCCGCAGAGAGACCAAAATACGTTAACGAAGTTGTTGTGTTAGATCACATCAATAAGAAAAGAAAAGTTAAAGGTAAATCTGATTGGCAAGATATATCTGTTACTCTTTATGATCCTGTAACCCCTTCTGGTGGACAAGCCGTTATGGAATGGATTCGTTTATCACATGAGTCAGTAACTGGTAGAGATGGTTATTCTGATTTTTATAAAAAAGAAGTAAGATTCCATACTTTAGGTCCTGTAGGTGATGTAGTAGAAGAATGGGTATTAAAAGGTGCATTTGTTGCCAATGCTTCTTTTGGAACCGGTGATTGGACAAATTCAAATCCTATGGAAATCACATTAACTATTGCAATGGATTATGCAGTATTGAATTACTAATACTACCCAAAATAAAGAAAAAAAGAGGATTGCTTATGCGATCCTCTTCTTTTTTACATATGTATATGCAAACATATAAAAGTTATGAAAGAAAACCAAACAACGTTCCCCACAGAAGAAGTATCTCTTCCTTCAAAAGGGTTAATTTACCCTGTAGATAATCCTTTATCTAAGGGAGTAGTAGAAATGAAATATATGACTGCTAAAGAAGAGGATATTCTAACAAATGAAGCTTACATTAAAAAAGGCACAGTAATAGATAGATTATTAAAAT